AATATCAATTCCACTAGCACTATCAAAGAATGGATAATATCTAGTATATGGTTGTAATCCCCATGATCTAAATTTAACGTTTCTAGAACGAATATACTTATCAGGTGCTCTACCTATTTTCTTAGTTTCTATAAACTCATCGTTTCTATCACCCCAAATCTCTCTTACACCACCATCAATGTAAATATTTCTTACCCAGTTATCTGATGCAGGAGAAAGTTTAATTATACCTACCCATTCAATCATATTAAATGGGTTAACGTTTTCAACTCTTGATGCTAATGGTTGATTAATCCATTCCTTCTCAGTATATGCAAGTGTAATTAAATCACCTGTTTTTTGAACATTAGAATCTAAAAGTGGTAAATCAGCAGAAAAATCAGCAGTCTCTGGATTTATTGATGGATCTAAAGCAAGTTCTGGTTTAAATGACTCAAAATCAGTAGGCGTTTCTAGTTCATTTGTATTAGTATCAACATTGACTTTAGATGAAGAATCAAATCTTTGATCATCTTTGAAATCATCAACAAAGAATCCAGTCTTAAATCTATCAAGTCCATCTGCATCTCTAACTTGAAGTGTCTTAGTATCTAACTCCAACATTGTTAGAGAAGTTATTGTTTCTAAATTCTCTATTCTATCCTCTAATCTACCAATATCACGCATGGTGTATCTCTTATTATCCACCATAGTGATTTTTACATTATCTGTATCAAACACATATGCAGGTATTTCGAGTGTAGCAATGTCCATTGCTTCCTCTTCATTAATAGGAGTTGTTGCATTTATAGCAGGATTTCCTTCAATTACAGTAAACTTACCTTGCTTATTCAATACAAGTCTATCATTTCTCTCAAGATAATATTGGAAACTAATAAGTGAAGCTTCATTAGGAGCAACAATTAATGCAGGGTTGATTCCAGCAGTTCCAAAGTTTCTAGAAGATGGTGCAAATGGAGATGTTGTTGTAGAACTGAATATTGGTACTCTAGGTCTAAAATCTAACAAGTTACTAGCACGATGTCCACCTGCTCTTTCTGTATATTCAGTAGTATCACGCTCAATATTAGCAATTGGTACAATCGGAATATCTGACTTAAATCTTTCAGCATCATATGATGCTACAGTATATACATCTCCAGTATCATTTGCAGGAACATCATATCTATTAAATATTGCTAATAATTTAAATGTTGGTTTATAACCATCACCTTTTCTAACTAACTTACCATAATCATAATAAGATTGCTTTTGTCCCTTATCTAAATCAAATTTATCAGTAACATCACTGAATATACCTCCATTTACCTGAGCAACAGTAGTAGTAATATTAGATTCTTGGAATGTTGCTAATTCACCAACATCAAATCTACTTGCATTCAAATAGACAATTTCCATCTTAGTATTAGATGTTCTGTCAGTAATTTGTGCTAGTGCACCACTATCAGCACCAAGAATAGTTTCTCCAAGAATAGCAGCATCTGCTAAACCTAAACCTGCAGGAAATTCAACACTTTCTAATTCAATAGTATTATTACTATCCAATGCTTCATAAACACCAACAAGTTTAACTGGATCTGGATAGTTTAAACAAATCTCTTCATCTTCAACACGTAAACCATAGAATTGGTTTTGATCCAATCCACTAGTAATTGTTGATGCTGCAGATACACACTTATCAATAGTTACTTTAGTACTTCTTATATAATCTTTCTTTTTACTTGTAAGTCCCTGTTTTTTAAGTGTTGTATTGACAGTAACCTGACTACTACCACTAACTGTCTGATTTGGTAATAAACCATTTATATTAACAGTAGAACCACTATTAGCGAGAGTAACTTGATCACTAGTTAATGCTTCAATAGTATCATTATTATAAAAAACAGAATATCTTTCAGCATCATATGGTTCAAAGAATGCACTTTGAATACCAGTAACAGCACTTGTCGGTAATATCATATTACCAGTAGAAGAATCAGTTTCTCTACCAGTTATCTGTTGTGTAACTGCAAGATTAGAAGTAGATAGATTTATAGATGCAACTGGAAGTCTTCTACTTATTACACCATACAAACCACCTTTCTGCTGAACTACTGGTTCTACTAAACTAAAAGTACCAGTATATGCTACATCAGAATCATTATCACAAACATTAGCAACAGATGCTGCTGCATCATCTAATGTTATTGTATTTCCAGTTGATGCTACTGCAGTAACTTTATTAAATGTTGGTACAGCTTTATCACTACGCTGATACTTAATAACAGAACCAACCTTAACCTTAGATGCCCAATTTCTACCAGCACATGTTGTTATACCTGTAGTGGCAGCAATTGTAATATCATCAGTAAGACTAAATCCTTGTATTTTCTGTTCTTTTAATACTGTATCTGCTACAAATACTTGCTTAATAGTATTATCTAATGATGGAGAATTCTGGAAAACAGACTTAATATCTTTAGTACTATTAATCGTTATTTCACGTATAGTCCTTGATGGACCAGTTTCATCTTCATTAATAGTAATTGCTTCACCATTAAGGAATGTTCCAGAGGTTTGAGTTATATTAATAGAAGTTCCACCACCACCTGCTGCTACAGCAAATCCAGTTGCACCACTAGAACGTCCTTTAATCCTAGAGTTTGCTGGTAATTCTGCACTTGTTAATGAAGCATTTACAGTTATATTTGTATAAGTCTGCAAATCATAAACATATAAATCCCATTCTGTACTAGCATTTTCATAGGAATCATCAGTTAAATTAAATGAATATACCTTTGCTTCACCAATTTTAGTTCCATTAGAAGCATTTACAGAATTCTTTCTATCATTATACAATTCTACTATGTTATTAGCACCAACTCTAAGCCAAGGAGTACCATTAACATTATTCAATCTTATTAATGTTCCAAATTCAAATGGAATATTTGAAGATGTAGTTGGATCAGTAGTTCTTGGTTTATTAACATCTAGAACTGTTGTACTAACACTCTCAATATCATATCCTCTAACATATGCCTTACCTGGAGATACACATACTGCCATCAAATCATCAGATGGTTTATTTCTTTGATCAGTCTCTTGCTCTGGTAAAAAGACACCGTTATTACCTTCACGGTCATTTAGAGTCTCTTTAACATCAATATCATATCTACCTACAGAATAGTTTCCAGATTCTTCAAAGGTTCTCTTAGCAAAATAATCTTTAATTATAGAATATTGTGTTTTATCCTGGAGTTTCTTAATTTCACCATTTTCAACTCTTACTAACTCAACAAATGTCTTATCATCATGATCAGTTAATAGTTTTTTGGATAATGTAGTAGAAATTTTTAACCTATCTGCACCTGGAGCAGCATAGTTAGAAAATCCTTTAGCATTATCATATAATGATTCATCATCCTTTGCAGAAATAATTTCTTCACTTACACTTAATCCTACTCTATATGATGGAGTATTTGTATATGGATCAAGAAGTATAGTAACAGTACTAACGTCTACAAAAGTTCCTCTAATAAAATATACACCTTGCCCAACAGAAGCAGCACTACCAACAGAAGTTGCATTTTCTGATATAAGAGTTGCTATAGTATCTTCTGCATTAACTGTAGTATTACCATAAGTAAATGGTTTTTCTACAATTAATGTCTCACCATCTGTAAATGGAACTACTTCATTAGTATTACCAGATCTAATATATTTTACAAATACTGTTGGATCAGTAATTCCAGCAGATTCAGAAATATTTTCATATCTAGTAACAGTAGCAACTACACCAGAATCTTGCCCTCTAAGACGATTACCAATTAATTTATCACCATATACAGATATATCTACACCTAAATGATCAGAATTTAATTTAACAGCAGCATAATTTACATCGACGTTAATATTTCCAGGAATCACCATTGATCCCTCTTTGAAAATATGACTACCAAACGACTCTACTTGGTTTTGTAGAGTTGACTGTAAAGCAGTTAATTCCCTTGCTTGGACTGGATGCCCTGGTTTGAATAAGACCCTATAGAAATTCTTGTACTTGTCAAAGTCATCATAATAGGGACTTATATTTAAATTCGTTTTTTGTGGCATTAGAATTCCAGAATAATTTTAACGTCTTCTTTTTGTCGAGAGTTTCGGGTAATCTCAGGACGGTTATCGATATAGATTATGTCACCCGTTCCTTTATTTATCTCAGGACTAGCAATACCATTTGTAAACTCAAGTCCTAATGAAATAAGTTTAGAACCACTAGGATTAGTATTAATTCCAGTGTAGTTGCGATCTATTGTTCCTGTAAATCCATCAGAACTCAAAATGTTATTAATGGTAATACCACCTGGAGCATCAGTTTCAAATGGTAATACATTTCCTGCTGTACTAATACCAGCATGATCGGTACTATCATATGTGGTTGGATTTAGGAATAATGTCCTATCCTGTGTATATTTAAGAACTTTTGTTTCCCTATCATAAGAAGAAACATAACCCTGTGCAGTTCCTTCACTAGTCGCTTGAGTAATCTTAGAACCAATTGCAGGTACAGTTGTAGTTTCACCAGAAACTGATAAAAACTTAAATGCACCTAAAGATGAGAACTGTGGAGCAGTAAATACTGAACTAGCAGTTCCTATTGTAGTTGGATTCTTAACTATTCCAATTTGTCCAAATTTAGTATCAATTGGAAAATCCCTTGTCGAATCATCAAATCTAGCATAAACAAGTACTTTATCAGCACCTAATTCAGTATAAATGTCATTACCATGTCCTTTTGCAGGAGGGATAATAGGAATCAATTTAGCATTAGCTGTTCCTACACCAACAGGTCTAATTGGACCTAAATCAACAGCACCAAAACTATACCCTTTACCACCAGCAGATACTACTGCATTTGTTATATTACCACTTGAATTAACATCTACTACAACTTTACCACCAGTACCATCACCTAAAATATTCAATTCCCAAGAACCTGTAGAATATCCTTGTCCTCTATCATCAATATAAACCTGTTTAATCTGGTTTTCATTAATATCAGAATCTCCATTATTTCTTACTGATGTTATTTGTACATCAGTAGTACTATCCCAATTATTTGG